CAAACAGGTTGATGAGAATGAAGACACGATGAAAGAAATCAACTTAATTGGATGTTGGCCAAACTTAATTGGACCAATAGACATGGATGCAAATGCTGTTGATACTCTAGTGGAATTCAACGTAGTTGTAAATTATCAATATTATGAAGTAACTAAGTGAATAGGAGTATATTATGGCATTAGACTTATTTGGTTTTACAATAGAAAAGAAGTCTAAGGGTGAAGTAAAGACAGAAGCACTAAAGCAAGAATCTTTTGTCTCCCCTGACGAATATGATGGTTCGTATAATTTTGAAAGCGGTGGTGTCTTTGGGACATACGTCGATTTTTCTGGTGCAGTAAAGGATGAAAATTCCGCACTTTCAATGTACAGAACTATGGCACTATATCCCGAAGTAGATTCTGCTATCGAGGATATTGTAAATGAAGCTATAGTTATTGATGAAGATCGAAGACCAATAAAATTGGATTTGGATCGTGTTGATATATCAGAAACAATAAAAAATAAGATATACGAAGAGTTCAATACAATACTCAAGCTTTTAGATTTTGGTAAAAAATCACATGAACTTTTTAGACGTTGGTATATCGATTCCAAGTTGTTTTATCATATTGTAATTGACAAAACAGACCCAAGAAGAGGCATACAAGATCTAAGAGCAATCGATCCTCTGAACATCAAGAAGGTGAAAAAGGTAAAGAAGGATAAGGAAGTGATGGGAACATCAAAAGTTCCTATGGTGACCGGTGTTGATGAATTTTTTGTATACACAAACACCGATAAGCAATCTTCATATCAAACCCCATCTACCGGAATTAAGATAAGCACAGATTCAATCTGCTATTGTCACTCCGGAATAATTGATGCCAATACAAAACGAGTTGTTGGTTACCTACAAAAAGCAATTAGACCACTAAACATGCTTCGTCAAATTGAAGACGCAGTTGTGGTATATAGAATTTCAAGAGCACCTGAACGAAGAATTTTCTACATTGATGTTGGTAACTTACCAAAACAAAAAGCAGAGCAATACCTAAGATCGCTAATGAACAGGTATAGAAGTAAACTAGTATATAATCAGAGTACCGGTGAAGTTAGAGATGATAGACGGCACATGTCGATGCTAGAGGATTACTGGTTACCACGAAGAGAGGGTGGTAGAGGAACTGAAATTTCAACTCTACCAGGCGGACAGAATCTAGGTGAAATGACAGACGTTGAATATTTACTTAGAAAAGTATACAATTCTCTAAATGTTCCAATTACTCGAATGATGCCACAAGATGGATTTAACTTGGGTAGATCAGCAGAAATAACCAGAGATGAAGTTACTTTCTTCAAATTCATCGAAAGACTCAGAATGAAATTTTCTTTGATGTTCCTACAGCTCCTTCGGGTTCAATTGATTCTAAAAGGAGTCATGACTGAAGATGAATGGAATAGTATCCAAAGTGATGTATTCTTTGTGTTTGCAAAAGACTCACACTTCAGTGAACTGAAAGAAGCTGAAATATTAAGAAACAGAATAGATATGGCAGCAGCACTTGAACCATTGGTTGGAAAGTACTATTCTACACGATATATCCGTAAAAGTATACTAAAACAGACCGAAGAAGAAATTCGTATTATAGATACTGAAAATATGGCAGAATTAGCTAGTCAACCACAACAGATGTTACCTCCAGGTCAGGAACCGGGAATGATTCAATGAGTTCTATTATAGAAAAAATATTATCTTGTGTTATAAATGAGGATAAAGAGGAGTTTTCCTCTCTACTTCGTGATGAGATAAACGAAAGAATTCAGTCAGAAAGAAAGACTAGAATTCCAGACACCATTGAAGACGAAATTTTTTCGTCTAAAAATCATCAAACACTAAATATCAGTGAAGAACAATATAGAGATTCAATTAAATTTATTCCAATTTTAAATGAACTTGCAAATAAAAAGGGTAATATTAGCGTAGTTTTTTCAGATGACAGCGAAGCCATAGTCACATCAAGTGAAGTAGATAGCTTAATTAAATTACACGATTCTTTAAATGAAGAGAATCAAGTAATATTAAGATCATCGTTGGTTAGAAGTAAAGAATCATATAAAAGTTGCTCTAATTTTGCAAAGAAATATACCACAAAGAAAGGTTAGAAGATAAATGTCCAAATCTTTAAACATAATCCAAAGTATCATCGATGAAAACCTCATTGATGCCAAAAGAGAAACTCAAGCATATCTCAATGATATTCTGTCCGAGTCACTCAACGAAAAATTCCAAGAAATTGCTCCAACCATTATTGGTGAAGAAAAAAGAAAAAAAGGTACTTACCGTAAAAAAGGTAAAAAGCACTCATGTGCAACCCACGCAGAACACGCCGAATGGGGTGAAGGAACTTGCATTAGTGAGAGTCATGCCAATCCAGATGAAAATGGTTTCGTCTCTTGGTATGACGTTGAGTTTGAACATGGTGTAGAAAGACGAGTTCCCACAGAGGATCTTAATATTCTAGGCGAATCAATGCATGAACATACTGAAAATTCCGAAGGTGATACCTTATCAGAAAAACTGGATCGAGTCGGTAAAGAAGATGAAGACGTTGATAACGACGGCGATAAAGATTCTTCGGACGAATACCTTGCTAAAAGAAGAAAAGCCATTGGTAAAGCAATGAAAAAGAGAGGGTAATCCAATGAAATTAATCACGGAAATGAACGAAGACGTTCAGTTGATCACGGAAAAGCGTGAAGATGGAACCAAGGAGTTTTATATCCGTGGTAATTTCATGCAAGCAGGTGTAAAAAACCGGAATGGTAGAATATATGATAGAGATGTTCTAGGACCTGCTGTTGGTAAATATATGACCGAGTATGTTGAAAAAAATAGAGCACTCGGTGAGTTAAACCACCCTACTGGTCCAACCGTTAATTTAGACAGAGTTTCACATATCATCAAAGAAATGAACGCTGATGGTAACAACTTTGTTGGTAAAGCCAAAATTCTCAACACCCCAATGGGTAAAATCGTACAAAATTTAATCGAAGAAGGTGCTTGTTTAGGAGTATCTTCTCGTGGTATGGGATCACTTAAGAAAAATAGTGAAGGTATAAATGAAGTACAAAAAGATTTTATCTTATCTGCGGTAGACATTGTAGCTGATCCATCTGCCCCCGATGCTTTCGTTGACGGTATCATGGAAGGTAGAGAATGGATTTGGGACAATGGTGTTATTCGTGAAAAACAAATTGCACATTATGAACAAGTGATAAAAGAATCCAACAGACAAAATTTAGAAGAAAATGCAATCCGGGTATTTAAAGATTTCATTTCTAAATTATAAAAAATTATAAATAACAAAGAATAGGCTTTAAGGAGCACCTATAATGGAAGATCAAACAGACATGGCCTCAGACAACACTGAGGATAAGAAAAAGAGTAAAAAAGAAGTTATCTCCACTAAAAAGCAAGACGGAGATTTAGTCCGTGATGCATTAGGTGGTGGTGCTCATGATGCAGAGGGTAAAGGAACTATCCTACAGACCCTAGAGCCTGTTGCAAATGCACAAGCTGCTGTTAACATGGCATCGATTGCAACCCCAAAAATGGAAAGTGCCGATGTCGATGAGTGCATGGGAGCACTTTTCTCAGATGAAACTTTATCTGAAGAATTTGCATCTAAAGTTCGTGTTATCTTTGAAGCAGCAGTAAATGCAAAAATCGAAGATTATTCGAATGAAATTCACGAATCATATGATGAAGTAATCAAAGAGCAAATGGTTGATGTGGTTTCAAACCTATCAGAAAAGCTTGATGATTATCTAAACTACGTTGTCACTGAGTGGATGGAAGAAAATGAATTGGCAGTCGAACGAGGTGTCAAGTCTGATATTGCGGAAAGCTTTATCGATGGAATCAAGTCACTGTTCGAAAATCATTACATTGATGTACCAAATGAAAGATACGATGTTTTAGATGAACTATTCGAAGCAAATGAACAATTACAGAATCAACTTAACGAACAGATCGAAAAGAATGTTGATCTATTCAATGAATTGACATCTGCAAGAGCACAGGAAATTTTCTCTGAGTCAACTCAGGATCTAACTGATACTCAGAAAGAAAAATTCATTGATCTTGCAAAGAACGTTTCCTACGAAGATGAACAATCATTCGCAGGAAAACTACATGCCCTTAAGGAAAATTATTTCCCAATCCAACCAGAGGGTATTTTAACCGAATCAGTTGATACTATGTTAGAGGAAGGTACTACACCAGTAACTTTCAATGATTCATCTATGAATGCATATGTAAATCATCTAGCTAATCAAATGAAACATCAAAAGAAATCAGATTAATTAAAACACTAAGGAGACAATAATAATGTCTAATTTTGATACTACTACACCCTTTGACTCATTATGTGAGAAGTGGGAACCACTTCTAGAGCATGATAGCGTCGAAGCAATTTCAGATCCCTATCGTAAGAAGGTTACCGCAGCTCTACTTGAAAACCAAGAAAGAGCAATCAATGAGCAGAATCTAAGCGAAGCTGCTCCAACTAACAGCATGGGTGCTGGTGCTTTCGGTTATACCGATGGTGGCGGCGTTCCTAGTTCCAGATCGACTGCCCTTCAGGGTTACGATCCCATTCTCATCAGCCTCGTCCGTCGTGCTATGCCAAACCTAATGGCTTACGATCTTGCTGGTGTTCAGCCCATGAGCGCACCTACCGGACTCATCTTTGCGATGAGATCTCGTTACGGTAAGGCTCGTGGACAAGCCGGTAGTGCACAAAACGAAGCACTCTTCCAAGAACCATTCGCAGTGTTCTCGGGTGGTGGTTCTGGTTCTACTGCTGCTGGTTATGGTAAGACTGGTGAGATTCATCAGACTGGTGCCACTGATATCGGTGGACCTACCGCAGCGGCTGGTGCTGGTGATGGGGTTAAGCCCATCCTCAACGATGGTACTCGCGGTCAGGACTTCTCCAAGCAGAACTTTGAAATGTTCAGAGGTATGCTTACCAACGCTGGTGAAGCACTTGGTTCAAACAGTAACCCAGAGTTTGCTGAAATGAACTTCACCATTGAAAGAATCGCTGTTGAAGCAAGAACTCGTGCCCTCAAGGCAGAGTACACCACTGAACTCGCTCAGGATCTCCGAGCAGTCCATGGTCTCGACGCTGAAACTGAACTTGCTAACATTCTTAGCACTGAGATTCTTTCTGAGATCAACCGTGAACTCATTCGTACTCTCTACTACAAGGCTAAGGTTGGATGTCAGCAGAACGACATCAACGGTTCAGGTATTTATGACCTAAACATAGATTCCGATGGTCGTTGGAGTGCAGAACGCTTCCGTGGACTCATGTTCCAGATTGAGCGTGAATGTAACACCATCGCTAAGGAAACTCGTCGTGGTAAGGGTAACTTCATCGTCGTTTCCGCCGATGTCGCAAGTGCTCTCGCAATGGGTGGTTTCCTCAACATCTCACCTGCAATCAACCAGCAGCTAGAAGTTGATGACACCGGTAACACCTTCGCAGGTATCCTCAATGGTAGAATTAGAGTCTACATTGATCCCTACGCAGCAACTGACTCAATCACTGATACCAACTTTGCTAACTTCTGCCTAGTTGGTTACAAGGGAACCAGTCCATATGACGCAGGTGTATTCTACTGCCCATACGTTCCCCTCCAGATGGTGAGAGCGGTTGATACCGGTAGCTTCCAGCCCAAGATCGGGTTTAAGACCCGCTACGGCATGGTTAGCAACCCATTCGCAGAAACTGTGGATATTGCTCAGTCTGGTGGTAACCAGTACTACAGACTCTTCGCAGTCAAGAACCTCCACGGTAACACTGGTTTCGGACTCTAAATTAGAGTTTGAATAAAACTGAATAAGAGTGGGAGTCCTTCGGGACTCCCACTTTTTTTTATATAAATAATACGGAGAACCAATATGCCCCTGACAGGACCAGCCGAACTTCTTCATAGTTCAGATATAAGAAAGCCCAGTACAAATAATTACTTAGCTACGAATTATTTTCAATTGGTTTTAGGTAGAGCACCGCTATTGACATATTTCTGTCAATCTGTTAATCTACCATCATTAACAATTGGATTTGCTGATGTCCCAGTGGCGGGTATCGGTGTTCCGTTTAGAAATCCCGTAGGAAGATACTCATACGAACAAATGACAGTTTCATTTATTGTAGACGAAGAAATGAAAAACTGGAGAGAAATACACGATTGGATGCGAACATTAAGCACAGCAGAATCAATGGGAAACCAAAAAGATGCTGAGGTAATTCCACACGAAGAAAAATTCGATACGGCAACTTTAATTATAATGAATAGCGCATACCAACCAAATATTAGAGTTACGGTAAATGAACTCTTTCCTGTAGGTATCAGCGGAATTCAATTTTCATCGGTCTCGGTTGATACCGAACCAGTCGTGGCTACAGCCACCTTTGCATACACTTCTTATAAGGTAGAAGACATATCAAATGAATCTTAATGAAATACGTGAAATGGTTTCTAATGATATAATCATTGATGAAACAAATTTAGATCAAGAATCCCTAAAGACACCACAACTACATAACAAATATCTAATTTTCTTCGGTGATGAAAAGTTAATATTAAAAAAACTAGAAACTGATCTTAGAGGTTTAAGGAAGGTAAAGTGGTTATATTATACCGGTAAATTGTCTGAAGAAGAATTAGCTGAACATGGTTGGGAACCTTTTGATTATCATGTATTGAAAACCGATGTTGATCGATTTATAAATGCAGATGATCAAATAATTACACTAGAAAATAGAGTAGCATTCCAAAAGGAAAAGGTTGATTACCTAGAGAATGTCATCAAGATAGTCACAGGTAGACAGTGGAACATAAAGACTGCTCTAGACTGGTACAAATTTACCAGTGGTGCATAGTGCATAAATACTATGCATGAGTGATTTAATTATTAAACCTGTAGACTCCGTTCATATTTACGTGGAGTGTGAAGAAAGCTTAGCCAAAGAACTAAACGAGTATTTTACATTCCTTGTACCAAATTATCAATTTACTCCTGCATATAAGAAGAGAAAATGGGATGGACAAATTCGATTGTTCAACCTTTACAGTCGTAGAATATATACTGGTCTACTAAACTATATAATAAAATTTGCTGTTGACAGAGGTTATTCGTGTGAAAATCAAGTCACAAATGAAAGCACAATAACAAAAGAAGATATGTTAAATCTACTCACTAGCCTAAAGGTTAGTGCAAATGGTGAAAAAATAGTACCACATGATCACCAAGTAAAAGCAATATATCACGCATTAAAGAAAAATCGATCTCTACTATTATCACCAACTGGTAGTGGTAAGTCCTTGATCATATATTACTTAATGAGATATTATCTTGATAATATCGAACCAGATAAAAAGATACTAATAATAGTACCGACTACAGGTTTGGTATCACAGATGTATAATGATTTTAAAGATTACTCATCAAAAGATACATGGGATATTTCAAAAAACGCACATGTTATCTTTTCCGGTCAAGATAAAGTATCAAGCAAAAGAATTATAATTTCAACATGGCAAAGTATATACAAAATGCCTATAGAATACTTTGAGAATTTTTCTGTTGTTTTTGGGGACGAGTGTCATTTGTTTAAAGCTAAATCTTTAACCTCACTTATGGCTAAAACAAAACACTGTCCATATAAAATAGGTATGACAGGAACTCTGGATGGATCACAGACCCATAAATTAGTAATTGAAGGATTATTCGGACCAGTCTTTAATGTGGTAAAGACAAAAGAGTTGATGGAGAAGGAATTACTTTCAAATCTTTCAATCGATTGTATAACATTACAGTATAATCAGGACTCGATAAATGAAATAAAAAAAGCTAAGTATATGGATGAAATTAAATGGTTAACACAAAAGAAATCCAGAAATAATTTTATAACAAACTTATGCTGTAAATTAAAAGGTAATACACTTTTACTTTTCAATTATGTTGAGCAGCATGGAATTCCTTTATATGAAGACATAAATAAAATGTCCCCTGATGGTAAAGTTTTTCTTATTCACGGAGGCACGGACACGGAACAAAGAGAAAGGATACGGAATATAGTTGATACAGAATCTAAAGCTATTCTTGTCGCGTCTTATGGAACCTGCTCTACTGGGATTAACATTAGGAATATTAACAATATTGTTTTTGCTTCGCCTTCTAAATCTGTGGTGAGAGTACTACAATCAATTGGTAGAGGTCTACGTAAAACAAAAACTAAAGATAAAGTAAAATTATATGATATTTCGGATGATCTATCACATAAAAGCTACAGGAACCATACGTTAAGACATCTGGACGAAAGAATCAAGATATATACTAATGAAGAATTCAATTATGAAAAGTACAACGTCCGTATAGAAGGAGATACTCATGAGCAACTCTTATAGGATTATCAAGCTGAAAAGCGGAGATGACGTTATAACAAGAATTAAAGGTAAAGAAAACGGCAAACTTATAGTCGAAACACCTATGATTTTTAAGTCAACAATAGTAAATGATTTTACGGGCATTCCTAAAGAAGTTACCGTATTACAAAAATGGGCTAAATATTCAACTAATAAAGAAGTTAAAATTCCAGAGGATTTTATCCTTACATATTTAACTCCCATGGAAGATGCCATTTCTCTTTATAACTTAGAGAAAAATAAAGAATATACAGAAACAAAAATCAAAAAGCAACTTCCCCCTAGTAACAATGATATGATCAGAAAGCTTCTTGATGATATGATTGATCACAAATCAAATCATAATCCGGAAGACGGTCCGTCTGGTCCTGATGCTGTATTTAAATTTATTGGTAGCAATAAAGATATAGAAGATATGCTAGAAAAATTCAATCTTGATATGGAATTTATAGATGATTCATTTTATGATGATGAAATGGAAATACCATTCGAGCAGATAAGTGAAAATGAATATACTGGGGATGATGTTAACCATCCTGATTATGGTAATAGATGGACTGATTGGGATTCTGATCTAACAGATTTCACTAGTAAATAAGTATTATTAATAGAGTATTAATTACTATTACCCTTTTCTCTCCACACAGTGGATTCTAAGTCACTTTCAGTATTTGTCAAGTATTTTCTTGATTAATTTTTAGAAATGGATAAAATGTATACATGAGTAAAAAACAAACACATTATATAGATAACGAAAAGTTTTTTCAGGAAATGTCTGATTGGAAAAAGCTAGTAATCGAGGCAGAGGCTATAGGGGAAAAACGACCACCAATCAATAATTATGTTGGTAAATGTTTTCTTGATATAGCTATACATCTTGCACAGAAACCTAACTTCACAAATTATCCATATAAGGATGAAATGATAAGTGATGCTGTAGAAAACTGTCTTTTGTATGCCCATAATTTCAATCCAGAAAAATCAAAGAATCCCTTTTCATATTTTACGCAAATAACATATTATGCCTTTTTGCGAAGAATAGAAAAAGAAAAGAAGCAACAATATATCAAGTTCAAGATAACTGAAATGCATGATGATGGAACATTATCATCTTGGTTCAAAACCAATTATTTTGAAAAAGATAATACTGCGGATGCTATGAAGGAACACTTTAATATTTCCGACACAGATCTGGAAAGATTAACACCAAAAAAGAAAAAGAAAAAATGAAAGTTGCAATAGTTAATGATACTCATTTCGGAGCAAGAAATGATTCGTCTATTTTTCTCAACTATTTTCTAGAGTTTTTTCAAGATCAATTTTTTCCATACTGTATGGACAATAATATTGATCACGTTATCCATTTAGGTGACTTAATGGATAGACGAAAATTTGTTAACTTCAATACTTTACATGAAGTTCGAACAAAGTTTTTTAATTCTCTTGAACAGAATAAAATAAATCTTCATTGTACTATTGGTAATCATGATACATTCTATAGAAATACCAATGAAATAAACTCACTCAAAGAATTATTCGATGATAAGAATGAGTTTTTTCATTTGTACGAAGAGCCTACATCAGTTCAGTTCGATAGTTTGTGTGTTGGTTTGGTACCATGGATAAACAATACAAATCGCGATAAATGTGAAGAGTTTCTACGGACTTGCTCTTGCCCTATAATTGGTGGACATTTTGAACTAAATGGCTACGAAGTTATGCGGGGAGTTAATTTTAGAAATGGTATGTCAGATAAATTACTTCAGAGATTTGAGATGGTTTTGTCCGGACATTTCCATAGTAAGAGTAGTAAAAACAATGTGTATTACTTGGGTACTCAATATCAGATAACATTCAGTGATCTACATGACACAAAAGGATTTCATGTATTGGATACTGAAACTAGGGAACTACAATTTGTAGAAAATAATAGAAGAAAATTCTATCATATAGAGTATGATGATACAGATGCGAAGTCATTGTCGGGTGTAGATTTCAATTTATATAAAGATTGTTACGTCAAAGTAATAGTAAAGAATAAAAACAAAAGAAAAGTATTTGATTCATTTTTAGATAAGTTATATCAACATAAAGTTATTGATGTTACCGTAGTTGAGGATATGAGTGATTTTGTTATTGAAGAAGAATCGATCGATATGGCTAAAGATACTCTTACTATTATCAATGATGAGATTGATCATGATGATAATATTGAAGAGAAGGGAAAAATAAAGCAAATAATTCGTGAGCTTTATATGGAAGGTTTGAGTTCTTGGGAATAGTATGCTAGTATTCAAAAAAGTAAAGTTTAAAAACTTCGGTTCCTTCGGTAATACATTTACAGAAATAAATCTGGACAGGTATAATACCGTTCTTGTGTCGGGTAAAAATGGTCATGGAAAATCATTTGCTTTACTAGACTCAATTACATTTGGATTGTTTGGTAAGCCTTTTAGGAAGGTAAATATTCCACAACTGACTAATAGTATAAATCAAAAAGATTGTATTGTTGAAGTTGAATTTACAACACCGAAGCATTCCTACCGGATTGTTCGTGGATTGCACCCAAAGGTTTTTGAAATTTACAAGGATGGGGATCTGCTACCACAGAATGCAAAAGCAAAAGATTATCAGATAATGTTAGAAGAACAAATTTTACGTATGAACTACAAGTCATTTATGCAAATAGTTATTTTAGGTTCTTCTTCGTTTGTTCCCTTTATGCAATTATCTAACAATGACAGAAGGGAAGTCATTGAAGATATTTTAGATATTAAAATTTTTAGTGTGATGAATTCTTTACTCAAGGTTAAGCTATCACAATTGAAAGAGAATTTAAATGAAATTGAAAACAAGATCACGATCTCGAAAGAAAAAATCAACCTACAAAAGAGTCATGTCGAAACCCTTGAAAATAAAAGTCAAGAAAGTATCGAAAAGAATAAAAGTAAATTACAATCACTCATCGATGAGGGGAAAGATAAACAGGAAAAAATTACCTCGATATCAGAGAAGATTGAGACCATTCGTGCAGAAACACCTGATAAGGAACAGTTTCTAACTAGCTTGAAGGGCATTGAAAAAACAGAAAATCAGGTTGAAGGTGACCTCAAACGACTACGTAAAGAAATTTCTTTCTATTCGTCTAATAGTAATTGTCCTTCATGTAAGCAGGAAATCGATGAAAATTTCAGACAAAAAACTCTTGATGAAAAAGAATCAAAGAAAGATAATCTAGATTCAAGATTAGCTGGTATTGAACAGTTGATCAATGAAACATCTGAATGTATAGATGATATAAACAAAAAAGAAGATGAAATACGATCACAGGAAAATATAATACTTGAACAAAAGAGTATGATTAAATCATTGTTTTCTCAAATTCAATATATTGAACAAGAAATAACAGATCTAGAAACTAATAATGGTAATATAGATGAAGAAAAAGATAAGCTATATGAGTTTTGTGAGACTCAACAAAAAACTGTGGAAGAAAAAGACAATGTCCTAAATCAAAAGTATAATTACGATGTTGTATATGGCTTACTAAAAGACGCTGGAATTAAAGGTAAAATCATCAAATACTATTTACCAATCATTAATAAGTTAATTAATAAGTATTTGTCTTCTATGAATTTCTTTGCCAATTTTGCTTTAGATGAGGAATTTAACGAAACAATTAAAAGTCGTCATAGAGACACGTTTAGTTATATGAGCTTTAGTGAGGGAGAGAAACTTAGAATTGATTTAGCATTGATTTTGTCTTGGCGAGAAATTGCTAAACTTAAGAATAGTGCTAGTTGTAACTTACTGATACTTGATGAAGTTTTTGATTCTTCTTTAGATGCTATGGGTACTGATGATCTTATGAAGTTATTAGATGATCTGTCTATAAATACTAATGTATTTGTTATTAGTCATAAATCAGATCAGTTGGCAGATAAATTTTCGAACTACCTTACGTTTGAGAAGAAGAATAATTTTAGTAGGATAAAGTAATATATGACAAGTCTTTTTGATACTGATTTGATAACCGATATTGGTAACTGGAAAGATCCGTTTCCTGCTCCCGTTATAGAAGAGCATGATGGATTTATGGTAGTACGTGATGATTTACTTGACGGTGGATCAAAAATGCGTTTCGCTGATTATTTAATTAAAAGTCAACCGGAGATAGAAGAATGGGTATATGGGAGTTCTCCCGCAACTGGGTACGCACAGATTTCTCTTTCGTACTTATGCCGCAAATATGGTAAAAAATCAGTCATCTTTATGGCTAAAAGGGCATGGGACAAGTTGCATGATTATCAAATAGAAGCACTAAAAGCTGGTGCTGATATGAAATGGGTTTCAAATGGTATGCTGTCAGTGACAGAGAAAAGAGCAAGAGATTATGTTGGACAAGATCCAAAAGTGCGTAGATTACTTCCTATTGGGTTTGACCATGACACTGTTATCGCTTCTATTGTTAGGGTTGCTCTATCAATCGATGTTCGACCTAACGAAGTATGGACAGTTGGGTCCAGTGGGACTCTCACCCGAGGTTTACAACTCGCATGGCCAGATGCGGACTTCCATTGTGTTACTGTTGGACACAAAGGAAACTACGGAAGAGCAAAACTCTACCAATGCGAACTCCCCTTCAATAAAGAAACAAAAGTAAAGCCACCATTTCCATCTGCACCAACATATGATGCAAAGGCTTGGGAGTTCATCAAAGCACACGCTTCTCCGGGAGCTTTATTTTGGAATGTTGGTGCTTGACAATATATTTTGTATTGGTATAATAGCGTGTCATGAAAAAGTTCTACGAAAGAAATGATTATGTAATTAATAGTGACGTGAATGTAATGTTCGAAGATCTTCTTTCTATGACCGCTTCTGAGTTTGAGGGATGGGTCGTCCGTATGCGAAAAGTAATAACGTATGCGTGGGACACATACGGATGCCCCCCTCGAACCGGAAAAAATAAAACTGATATTATTGATTCATTCAATAAACTCGCTGAGTATCCTGTACATCAGTTTACTCACACAGATCAACTTTCCGATATTGATGATGATATTATCATGAACAAATCTCGCGCTGGTGTGGAAGTAGATCAGTGGTTTTCTAACATGTTCAAAACAAGAATAAATTACAATGAAAAAGATGACGGATATTCTATATACGATTTGGTTGCTAATCATGATTATCTCGGGCGTGTCATACGTGGTGCTTCTAGGCACTTACGACGGGATTCGTTTTATAGTCATGCGCTCTCTGCAATCAAACATAGTAAAAAATATTCTATCGTAGATGTCTCTTCAGGTGAAGAGTGGATGAAAATTTATTTTGAATACCCTGAGCTGTTTAAGGGGTATGACTTTATGTTAGAAGAAGTAAAACTTCGAGATGGATTGAATACTAGTTACTTTCAGTTGGAACAGTCTGATATCTTACAGCTAACAAATGATCAAGTTACTGAGTGGAGAGATCTACTCTCATACCGTCATCATTCAACTTTTGATATTGAAAATGTGTCTAATGAAAAACTTTATGCTATCCGAATTTACAAAAAAGGAAATAGGATATTTCCTTCTGGTTTTAAGTGTTTTAGAATTGGTTATATACAGCCTGCTGTTAATTTTCCTCCTATGACGGCTAAATACCTTTATGAAAGGTTTACCAATGATATCAAGTCACAGGAAACAATTAAAATCTTTGACCCTAGTTCAGGTTGGGGTGGTAGAATTCTTGGCGCTATGTGTTGTCGTGATGATCGCAATATTCTTTATATTGGCACTGATCCCAATCCTGATAATTTCTACGATACTGGCGATTCTAAATATTCTGCTGTTGCTGATTTCTACAATACTGAAACGTATCGCGGAAATCCTTTCTTCAGTTCAACAAATAATTACGAGCTATATCAATTAGGATCTGAAGAAATTCACAAGGATGTTAATTTCCAAAAACATCGGGGATCAATTGATTTGATATTTACTTCACCTCCGTATTTCAATAGGGAAGCATATAGTGAAGATGGGAACCAGTCATATAAGAAGTATGGTTCATCATATGAATCATGGCGAGATGGATTTCTTCGTCCTACACTGAAAAATTGTGTTGACTGGTTAGGTTCCGAACGTTATCTTCTTTGGAACGTAGCAGACATAAAAGTAAAAGACAATTATTTACCACTTGAAAATGATTCACGAAAAATTCTAGAAGAATATGGAATGGTATATAAATACACATTGAAAATGGCAATGGAATCTATGCCCGGTCAAAATAGATTGGACGAGAATGGTATTCCTAAATGTAAAAACTACTGTAAAGTAAATGATCGTTACCTCAAATATGAACCTGTGTTTGTTTTCTGGAAACCACAATGATATCTCAAACAGCATGTACACTTGAAACTTGGATAGACGAATATATCACTGCTCTTCAAACGAATAGTAATGTTGTTCGTAAAAATGTAAAAAGTTTGATTCGCACTAATAGAGTAAAGCCAAGAGAAGCTAAAAAAATCTCAGAACATTTCAATCGTCTTTTAGAAGAAGTTAATTGTGTATTGAATAATACAGATGATGATTTGGCTGAGGGGTGGTCATATCTAAACCACACAAAGCTAAATCGACTTCAGGGATATCTCGAAACAATCGTTGATGAGTTTAAAATCGCTGGGACAATTAAACGAAGAAAGAAAAGAATTTCACCTGAAAAAATGGTAAAATCTTTGAAATATCTTGATGTATTTTCTGGTATTCGTAGTGTAGATCCATCCGATATAATCGGTGCAAAGCAAGTATTACTTTATAATACAAAACAAAAGAAGATTTCTTTGTATTCGTCGGCTTCTGGATTGCTTGTCAAGGGGAGCACACTACAAAATTTTGATTCTGGTACGGTTAAGAATTGTGGAAGAAAAGATATTCAGTGGCTAAAGCTATTGAGTGGTTGTCATGTTTCTAAGCTAACCAATGAGATAAATACATTACGAGCCAAAGAACAAATTGCCACTGGTAGAGTGAATAAAGATACAATTATACTGAGAATTATGAAATGAAATATAACTCAATTAACACAATTGCGGGGTTCGATAGGTTAACGTATCGTGGCGAATTTAGAATAAATGACACAAAAGGCTCACACTTACTATATGATCGCGGTGATATTGTTCTGTATGAAGGTAAGACGTACATAGCTAATGAAAATGTTTCTGGTGTATTTCCCACCTTCGACAAAGAAACTCGATGGTATTGTTTGGCAGGAAATTCTGTTTTCATACAGAAAGAAACTCCACTTGGTGGTAATGGTGGAGATGAATGGTTTAACTCATCCACAGGCAAAACATATCGCTATCTTAAAGATAGCTCGGGTGAGCAGTGGGTTGAAATTTAATAAAAAAAGGACTTTACAGTGAGCAGTAATAATGATAGAATAAACAGGAATAGTTATGATAATGAACATCATGAATATTCAGACGTAAAGAAACAGAAAAACAAGAAAAGAAATAAAAAACGAAGACATCTCTCTAAGGATTTACTTAGAGATGTAAGAAATGGAAATATAGATTATGACTCATTTGAAGAATGGAGCGAATTTCAATGAAACTCTCTAAGGGAACTCTCGCAGTTCTAAAAAACTATTCGTCTATTAATACGAATATTCTTGTTCAGCCAGGTTCTAAAATTTCAACTATTACCCCAGCAAAGAATCTTCTTTCTGAGGCTATTGTTGAAGAAGTTTTTTCAACTCAATTTGGTATTTGGGATCTACCTAAGTTTCTAGGTACGGTCTCTCTTTTTGCTGATCCCGATTTTGAGTTCAATGAAAAGTATGTTCTGATTAAGAGTTCGAGTGGTTCTTGTGTGAAGTATTACTATGCAGAACCCTCTCTTCTTACTGTACCGACTAAACAGTTGGAAATGCCTACTGCTGTTGTAAGTTTTAAACTTACTGAATCCATTTTTAATGAAATTATGAGATCAGCATCTGTGTTGCAACTTCCCGATCTTGCTATTCGATCTGATTCTGATAAAGTGATCGCGGTTGTCTTTGATAAGAGTGAACCAACCAGTAATGATTATTCAATTGATCTTGGTGATCATGTTGGTGATGGTGAATTTGATTTTCACTTCAAGATTGATAATCTGAAGTTTCTTCCCGGTGAATATGAGGTTGATATTAGTAACAAGATAGTGAGTCAGTTTACGAATACCAGCAAGTCGGTCACATACTGGGTTGCATTAGAATCCACTAGCACATATAGCGAGTAACACAATGTCAGGTCTTTTTGTTGAGAAATATCGTCCAAGAACGATAGATGATTGTATATTACCAGAATCACTTAAATCGACATTTAATGATCTTGTTAAGAGTGGTGATTGTCAGAATTTGCTTTTGACTGGTGGTGCGGGATGTGGGAAGACAACTATTGCTCGTGCTTTGTGTAATGAGTTAGACGCAGATTATATTTTAATTAATTGCTCTGAGGATGGAAATATTGATACCCTCAGAACTAAAATTCGTACATTTGCCAGTACAGTTTCTATTAGTGGTGGTAAAAAGGTTGTTATCCTAGACGAGTTTGACTATAGTAATGCACAAAGTATTCAGCCTGCTCTTCGTGGGGCAATTGAAGAGTTTGCTAGTAACTGTAGATTTATTATCACATGTAACTACAAGAACAGAATTATTTCACCTATTCATTCTAGGTGTACAAACATAGAATTCATTATTCCATCTGATGAAAAGCCAGCACTTGCGGCACAGTTTATGGAAAGAGTTCAGTACATCCTAAATCAAGAGGGAATTCGATATGAAGATCCTGTTCTTGCACAATTGATAACTAAGTATTTTCCTGATTTTCGGCGTGTTCTAAATGAATTGCAGCGGTATTCGGTAGCCGGAATCATCGATGTTGGAATCTTGTCTCAGATTGGTGAACTCCAAGTTAAAGAGCTTGTCACATCAATGAAAGATAAGAATTTCACTGAGGCTAGGAAGTGGGTTGTTTCAAATCTAGATAACTCACAAACTGAATTGTTCCGAAAAATATACGATGGTTTGTATCAATATATGGAATCATCATCTATTCCGCAAGCAATTCTAATCCTAGCCGATTATCAACACAAAGCTGCTTTTGTAGCAGATCAAGAAATTAATTTAACGGCATGTATTGTCGAACTTATGATGGAGTGTAAATTTAAATGAAAATTGTACCATTAGGTGATTTAGTCGCTATCCAACTTTCTTCCCCACCACCAACCACCAGTGCTGGTATTCATTATACTCCTAGAGATAATCCGAGTTACGGTAAAGGTGTGGTGGTTGGAATGGGCCCCGGTCAAATTAGATCTAAGGGGTGGGTATATCCTATAGAATTTAAGGTGGGAGATTGTGTGATTTTTGATAAGCGAGATGGATATAACATAGTGAGTGGTAAAGTTATGATTGAAGCGGAAAGGGTTGTCGCAGTCATAGATGAGAGTATGGAAATAGAATGAAACTTTCGGACTATTTGAACTCAATAAATTATACTAAAAGTGATTTATTTGATACAGAGGATCATACTGTTGAAAAGGAGTATGTCCCCTTTGTTGTCAATAGATGTCTATCTTACTTTCCAGATACAATCTTGTATGTGAATCAAATGAACCAGTATTGTTCCCTCGATAAGAATATGCAGTTTGACTATCTTAGATTGTCGATCAGGAAGAGGAAGAGATTCAGTAAGTGGTTAAAAAGGGAATCCGTTGAGGATCTAGATCTGATAAAGGAATACTTTAGCTACTCTGATGTAAAAGCAAGGGAAGCCCTGAACATTCTTACCCCAGAAGACATCGATAAAATTAGGCAAAATAGCTATAGAGGGGGTAAAAAACCTATATAATGTAGCTAAATTCTTTTTTTTATGGAATTGGGAGTTGCAATGTGTGAAGAAGATGACATTTTTCAAGGTTTGGGTATAGAGATAAGTCTAAAAGAGAAAGAAGACTTTCTCAAGGTCAGAGAAACTTTGACTAGAATAGGTGTATCCTCACGTAGAGAGAATAAACTATTTCAATCTTGTCATATTTTACATAAACGAGGTAGATATGCTATAATGCATTTCAAAGAACTTTTTACTTTGGATGGATTGGACAGCGACATATCGGATGCTGATATAAAAAGAAGAAATACTATAGTGAATTTATTATTGGAGTGGGATTTAGTAGATACAGATGAAGAAGATTTATTTAAAGATAACCTTGGAAGTCTAGCCCAAATAAAAATAATTTCACATAAAGACAAACACAAATGGGAATTAATACCTAAATACCATATAGGTAAAAAATAATTTTAACAATTGGAGATTTATATTATGGAAACCCCCGTGAAACCCAAGTTACTAATCAAGGCTCCCACGAGAGCAAGACCAGATAAATTTAAAGAAGTATTCACCATGTATGTGGAATACTTGTCAAATAACTACCCAGTTAAATTTGTAATTACATGTGATACTGATGATGAAACTATGAATAACCCGGAGATGCGTTCATGGTTTGATTCTATGTCAACGTCTGTTCAGAAAAATGGTCATACATTAGAATATCACTATGGAGACTCAAAAAACAAGATTGAAGCCGTGAATGCAAACATGGAAGATCAAGAGTTTGATATTCTTTTGTTGTTTTCTGATGATATGATTCCCAAAGTCGCTGAGTATGATGAAGTTATTGTCAAGACAATGGAATACATTTACAATGACGCTGAGCCTGGTGCGCTTAACTTCAATGATGGTTATAGATCAGACTGGCCAGCTCTGATGACACTTACTGTTATGAGTTATGATTTATATAATAAGTTTGGTTACATCTACAATCCAGAGTATGTTTCAATTTGGGCTGACAATGAACAAACACTAGCATGTAGAATGATGGGTAAGTTAGCTGATGTAAATTTGTGTATAATTAGACATGAGTGGGTACCGGGAAATCATGCAGCAGCAGACGAGCTTCATCAGAGGAATGAAGATCCATCTCTTTACAGGAAAGACGAAGAAGTGTTTAGAAAGAGAATGGAAAATGATTTTGATATACCAGAAAGTGATATTAAATTTAAAGTCGCTCTAAATGAAGAGTCACAATTTACAATGGTAGAAAATAGTGGTTAAGTATTTGTTATATACAAACGAGGGTGCTAGTGATATGGCACTTAATTGTGTGTATAGTATGATTGTGTCTGGAATTAATAAAGACGACATACTTGTTTATACAATTGATCAGGAAACAAAAGAAAAATTTTCTGAGTATGATTTAAATGTAACAAAACTAGATGCGTCACAGCCGTTGGGTGCTTCTGATCTACATCCGAGTGATGACTATCAGGATTGGAATACGAAGGGGTTTCATCGCGTTGTTCATTACAAGATAAAGGCTATAATTGATTCCCTTAACACTGGACATGATATATTTTATCTAGACACCGACAATGTTATCTTTGTAGATCCAACTGAATTTGTTGAGTCAAATTCTGAAGATATTGATATTTTAATTCAAGATGATTCTGATGTCCATGGTAGATGGAAGAGTTTGTGTACCGGTGTTGTTTTTATCAAATCAAATAGCACTACTAAAAAATTCTACGAGAAGTGTCTTGAGCTTCATTTAAAAAATATTGAGCTTGATAAATCGACTGGTGATCAAGCAGCCTTTAATCAGATACTTGTGGAAAAAAATATGCATGGTTTGAGTGATCTCAATGTTTCTGTTTTACCACATAAACTTTTTCCTAATGGTCAAGTATATTTTGAAACTGACATGAACAATGAAAGTCCTTATCTTCTCCACAATAATTACATAAGTGGGTTGGAGAATAAGATCCAGAGATTCAAAGATAATAACTTTTGGTTCATTAATAATGATAATTTTTATAATGTGTTGAGTGAGAAAAATAATGAGCAAATTAAAACTACATCTTGACGTAGGAAAAATTGACTATCCTGATCTCAAGGCGAAGAACGAATTGGTATTCGCACTTCCTTTTTTGAATGAAAAACAATTTCAGTACTTCAACAATTTCATACTAAATCCACATGAGGATTCTAGATTTCTTACTGTTTTTCAGGAGGGAACAAAGTATGTTGAACTCACTTCGGTTGAGGATTGTGATTATGTTTTACTTCCATTTAAATGGAAAACAACACAGATGCAACAGGCTGACGGAAGACCGTCAGCAGAACGTTATATTAAACTTGCAAAAGATCATGGTAAAAAACTATTAGTTCTTTTTGAAGACGATTATGCAGGTCCGTTGAATCTAAGTCCAGATGAGGGTATTGTGCTTAGGACTTCATTCTTTAAATCAACAAAGAAAAGTAATGAATTTGCTCTACCGGTTTTTAGGTGTGATAGGTTTCAAGGTAAATATATCGACACAAAGCCAAATAAACCTAGTGTTGGTTTTTGTGGATTTTTTCATTCAGAAGCACATGGGATTCGTCGATATGCGCTACATTGTCTGGAAGAAGATAGTAGGGTGCATACCGATTACATTATACGACTTTCTTTCTGGGCGCAAGGTTTGCCTAGACCTGTTGCGATAAAGGATCACTACACCAACATCACTAATAATATGTTTAACTTGTGTTCCCGTGGTGCAGGTAATCATTCGATGCGATTATATGAAGTTTTATCTATGGGGAGAATACCAATTCAGGTGGATACTGATTGTGTCTATCCATTTGAAGATAAAATTAATTGGAACGATCACTGCGTCATGGTTCCTGAAAAGAATATACATAATATTGGTGATTATGTGATAGATTTTTATAATTCACATAGTGACGCTGAATTACTTGAAATGCAGATACGAAATCGAAAAATGTGGGAGAAGTATCTTTCTCCACTCGGTTTCATCAAAAATGTGAAAGAGGCTTTTTATGATCCACCCAGTAAGTAGTTATCCGTACATAACCTCATATACTTTCCGACACGCATGTGACTGGGCTATAATGACAAGTCGAGATACTCCACATGTGATGAAGATGGGTAGTGGAATAGATCCAGATGAAGTAAAAGCTGGAAATCGTCTTTATATTATAACTGAGGGTCTACCTTTCTTTCTAAATGAAATTGAACCAAAGATCAAAGTTCCATATTTTTTGGTTACTGGAAGAAGTGATGTTCCAGTTGATATAGATTTGATACCACATGTTCTGCGGGATAATTTAATTCATTGGTATGCTGTTAATGTTAACCTAGAAGAAAATAATCCTAGAATCACTCAAATTCCTCTTGGGGTTGATAATGCAAATTGGAATGGTGATAATAATCCTCAAACTGATGTTACTTTATTCTTTGACGTAAATCAGGATAAAATTCAAATTGAAAATGATATATTAATATCATTCCAGAGACATACTAATACACATCAACGAAATCGATGCTATGATTATTTTAATGATAAACTAAAGGAAAATTGTACTTTCCGAGAATATACTAACGAAAATCGTCTAGACAGACAATTTTTGCGAGACTATTACACTCAGATCAAACAGCATAAATTTAATGTATGCCCTCCCGGTGCGGGATTTGATTGTCATAGAATCTGGCAAACTTTAATGTTAGGATCTTTTCCCATTGTTAAGAATAGTTGGGCATGGAGAGAATTTCAAGATCTTCCAGTGTGGTATGTCAAGAGATTTAGTGACGTAACCAAAGATAACATCGATAAAAAATACGAAGAAATATCTCGCAATCTAGAGGCAGGAAACTATAATCTAGACAAGATTAAATTTGATTATTGGAAAGTGAAAATGGACAATGACAGACTCAATTTCTATAAAAACTATAAGAGACCAAATACAGGATCTTCAATTCAAAAAGCCTTTAGCATCGACCAAATTCCTACTGGCTGATTTGGAAATTGGTGGTTTTGGTGCGATGGTTGCGAGAAGAAAACTTCTCATGCAGATTGGTTATGCTACCAATAGGACTGTTGTATTCAGAAATACAACTTACTTATACGATGAATGTTATCAACCAATGTCGCAACATAAATTATTGGATGTGATCAACGGACCAGGTCGCCACGTCATGTTCTTAGATTTCATAGAGGATCCACGTAGACCGCTGATTCATTTTACGTTTGATTATTATTGGAACCATCCAAAATATAAAGATCTATATCAGTGTTGGAGACCAGAAGGTATTAGTTACATTGAATTCTGTGGTGCAATTATTGATGGATTCAAGTTGTTACCAGATTACCAAGAGTACACTGACTCGGTTCGTGAACGTTTATCAATTGATAATAAAACTGTGGGTCTACACATCAGACGAGGTGATAAGGGAATTGAAACCGGTAAACATACCTTTGTTTCTCTTGATGGGTATGAACGAGAGGTTCGAAAGGCATCCGATACACTCGGATCCAAGCGGGTGTTTATTTCTAGTGATTCTGCCGAAGCTATGCAGGAAATGAAAAATCGTCTTGTTGGTTTTGATGTATTTTGGGATGAGGATGAAAAGAGATATGATAACGCTAACTGGTCTATGGTACAGGAAAACCCAGAGATGCGTAGAGACGAGACTATGACTGGAGCGAAAATCATCGATCTCTTTGGATCTTGTGGGCATGTCATTGGTCAGGAGAATACGCAGTTTGCTAAACTTGGTGGTTCTCTTTGTTGTGCCAGGACAGGTAATAAAGATTGTATGACACTTATTGAATATGGATCCGAGGAGGTTGTCGAATATGGCTCAAGATCATCAAACAGTTAAGGTTGGTTTCTCTGTAACCAATCACTACAGTGACAAGATTCGCCCGCGTGGGCGAGAGTTGCTCTCAGCGTACCTAGAATCGCTTGAGAAGTCCTGCAAGTATCCTTTTGAGGTATTCATCGTTGATAACCAATCAAAAGACAGATTAGATGAGAGTAAACTGCCAGATCATTATCACTATCGGTATGTTGAAGATCAATCAATTGGTGGTCTGACACACGCATGGAATCTGGGTATTTATGACGCATACAGTCGGGGATGTGATATTATTCTGAATACAAATGAAGATCTAACATTCAATGAGACAATAAACAATTTTATTGCAGAAATTGCAAATCACAAACATAAAGATGTTTCTCTGTATGGTCCAATGTCAGATGGAGTTCCTACTAAACATCAACTGGCAATGGGAATTGTTCCTATTGGTGAAAATTCAATGGTTGAGGCTACAACTATGGAGTGGGATAGTCGGCCTTATTATTCTTTGAATGGGTTCTTCTATGGATTCACACGAGAGATGTATGAAAGATTTCGTTATGATCATTACAATATGTTCAGCCCTCTTGAGTGGTGCTCGTGGAACGGGCAAGAAATTGAAATACATGATAGGTGTGTACAAAAAGGAATGCGAAGTTTCATTGTCAAATCATGTTGGGTTCCGCATATTAAATTAAAAGCTTGGCAACATTTTAGGAGTTGTTGATGATTGTATCTACTATTGATTCTGGATTAGGAAATAGAATTAAATGTCTTCTGAGTTGTATGAGACTGGATGAAAACACAAAACTAATTTGGCCTCGTAATAGGTTTACCACATGTGATTTCAACCAGTTGTTTGATGGTGACTGGGAGTTGCGTAGTGTTCCTGAAGGTGCTGAAACACGTTTTAATGAAAGATTTATTGTTCTTGATTCTGATCCGATTGAAGATGGGTTTGCACAGGAACACCCAGACAAGAAACATGAGAATGGAAAACTTCGTAAAAAGATCGAAGTTAATAACGGCAGGAACATAGATCATGAGTATGAAAGAATACCACAGAGTGTTAAAGATTCATACATTGAACAGGTAAGAAAACTTACCCCCGCAAAATACATTAGAGAACAGATAGATGAGTTTTCATCCATAAATTTTGATGAGGATACCGTGTCTGTTCACATGCGTTCTTGGGCTGATGATCCCCGTAGGCAATGTCTGTTTAGTTATGAAGATTATTATAAGCACATGGACATGATGGAAGATAAGACTTTTTTTGTTTGTGCTGATCATCAGAGTTGTATAGACACGCTGAGACGTAGATACGGAAATCGTGTTTTCGATTATCCAAAACGTGGTGATGGAAACTACAGCCCTGGCACAGCTTACATGTCAACACTAGAAGCTTCTCAAGATGCGATTATTGAAATGTACCTCTTGGGTAGAAACCCGAACATACTTGGTTCGTATCTTAGCACATTCGTTGAAGTTGGTTGGTGGTTAAATGAATGTAAAGGAAAGGTAACAATAGTATGAGTGGGATGAGTTCAGAGCAATTAAATGATTTGTTAAAAAAAATAAAAAACGAAATTAATGAATCATTTGATCTCAATGTGTTTGTGGAGACCGGTACATTTATTGCAACAACAGCGAAAGAGATGTCAAAAAAATTTAAAAATGTGATAACCATGGAAATAGACGAGACTCTCTACAACAAAGCAGTTGATCTCAATAAGGACATCAAAAATATTAAATTTTTATTAGGTGATAGCAAGAAAGTTTTACCCTCAGTTGTTGAATATGTAAATCAGAATTATAATGATGGAGTCGTTTTTTTCTTGGATGCACATAATTCCGATTTACTGGCTATAGCAGAACACGATGTAACTGGTTATGATGAGTTGTTAGAAAAGTTTCCTGATAATTTGGAAGGACATAAAGGAATGAGTCATCCCAAATGTAATCGTGTTGGTATTCGAACCGGAAAATCGGCCGATGGTGATGTTCCATTATATGAGGAACTCGAAATAATTTGCAATAATTACAGTGGGCGTTGTTTGATTATAATTGACGATATGCATCTATGTGGAAAACATCACTGGCACGGAAACTGGAGAAATGTCACGGGAGAGGGTGTAAAGAAAATAATTCCGAGAGATAGATATATGTGGGGTTTTGGAAATAAAAAGTTAAATAACTTGACTGTGATGCTTGACAGAATGGAAAACTAATATTATGAGTGAATATATAATAGAACGTGATGAACAGGGGTGTTATACAACCCTACAACTTCCAACTGGAGAGCTAGTAAAACTTCAGTTTTCGTCCACAAGTGGACCATGGAATTCCGGTATGGAAGAAATTAGATATAATGTAGATGGACTAACCGGTGACAGTATAGTGGTTGACGTTGGTGCATATAAGGGAGAGTTTTGCGAAAAACTTTCTAGTAAATGTCAATGTAAAATATATGCGTATGAACCAGTAGAGAAATACTACAAAGAACTTATAGACAAAATTAATGTCAATAAAACAATGAAAAATGTCCTCCCACACAAAGTTGCCCTCAGTACTAAGGAATCAAAGGAGGAGATTGTTGTTAGTGATGAAGGAAGTACCCTTACGAGATACAGCAGGGACATGTCTGGAACAACCGAGGTGATAGACACAATCGATGTTGTTGATGAACTTGATTGGATTATGAACGAAAATAAAAAGGAAGAGATTGATCTAATCAAGATAAACATAGAGGGTGGTGAGTTTGATTTACTGCCTGTTTTGATTGACTCTGGTACAATCTCTAAAATTAAGAATGTGCATGTGCAGTTTCATTCGTTCGTTCAGAATTCTTATATCAAATATTTGGCAATAAAACAAGAAATGTCGAAAACTCATGATGTTGTTTTAGATTCCTTATGGAAGTGGACATTCTGGACAAGGAAAGATTCAAATGACTAAAATAGGATTTGTTATTACTAACCATCAGAGTGAAAGCATAAGACCACAGGGAAGGGATCTTTTACATAAGTGTGTGCATTCTTTGTATCATTCATGTGATCATCCATTTGAATTATATGTTGTAGATAATGGCTCTGAAAAGAAATTGGATAATACATCATCAGTAAAGAATCACCATCACATAATTATTGAAGATCAATCAATTGGTGGTTTGACATATGCGTGGAATGTTGGAATTAAAGCTGCATATGATGACGGTTGTGATTTGATTTTTAACCTCAATGATGATTTAACCATAAACTCAACCATTAATGATATGATTAAAATCATACTTGATCATGATCACAACGATGTTTCAATATATGGTCCTTTGACAAACGGTGATGGTGGTCAGCACGATAAGTTCCAGACTAGAAATCCTTTGGTTGCCGGTGATAAATTGGTGGAGACCACTGTATTAAAGAATGGACATATCGATATGGTAGGATATCCGCTCAATGGGTTCTTCTATGCATTTACTCGTAGTGTTGTCGATAAATTTTCAAATGATAATGGTTTCTTATTCGGTGAGGACATGCGCGAAGCCTGGGGATCTCAGGAACGTGAATTGTTTATCCGCGAACAGCCAAATGGTTTGCGAATGTTTATAGTCGAACATTGTACTATTGAACACTCGAAGTTGAGACATTGGAAAAAAGCTAGAACTGAATATAAACATCCCAGAAGAACTCTTGAAGATAGAACTGATTATGTTCATTAGTAGGAATTGATTAGTCGTGGAAACTTTACATTTACGTTATGATAAAACTGGTGGTGCTGGAAATAAACTCTTCCAATATGTTCATGCAAGACTATTGTGTGATATAAATGGTTATGATTTTTCCCACACTGAAATCGAGGGATTGATACCTGCAAATGATAAGAGAGATCTGGGTAGGGTAAAGGATTTGTACGAACCACAACGAGTATTACAAGACTATAACTTATTCTCTGACCACTTAAATGAAATAAAATCATGGGAGTGTTTTGATGAGATTGAAGACGTAAATGAAGATGACTTAGTGATTCATCTCAGGGCGGGTAATAGATTACTAAACAAGAATGCTTTATACAGCGCCACCGCAGACGTGTGGGAAGATGCTTTAAGCAAAATAAAATTTAATAAGTTGCATGTAGTTACTAATCTTAAAAAGCACGATAGGTGGACCGCTAGTGACATTCAAGATGCTATGGACTATCTCAGGGAGAACGGTGGTGATGGAGAACCACCCGAGGTGTACAAAAGAAATGACTACCCGTTTTTATCTGTTGATCACTCACTAGAATACACAAATTCTTTTATAGATTTATTTAATAAATATGATGTGGAGTGGTTTTCCGGTTCGATACGAGAAGATTTTAATTATATGAGAAAGTTCAAAAAAATATTATTCCCAAGAAGTACGTTCTCTTGGTGGGCGGCAGTAACTGGTGTATCCGACGAAGTATATGTTTATGGACCTTGGGCACCACATAAAACAAAATCTAAGGGATCTCTCGGTGATACAAATTATAAAGGATGGAAGTCATGGGGTTAAATTTAGCTGTCGTTGGTATTGGTAGACTTGGACTATGTTTTGCTTTAAATTTAGAGAAAGCTGGCTACAACGTAATTGGATATGATATCCGAGACGATCATATCTATGAGGTAAACAAAAAATTATTCAGATCTACTGAGCCTGGACTAAATGATTTAGTTAAGAATTACAATGAGTTTTACGATAAGTTTAGGGCAACCTCATCATTAACAGAAACCGTGTCTGAATCTGATGTTATTTTTGTGACACTAAGAACTGAATCTGACATTGATGGAAAGTATAATCATGATCAGATAGAATCATTTCTAGAACAGCTAGAGTTGTTGGGTAAACAAGATAAACCAAAACATCTTGTTATATGCAGTAATGTGCAGCCTGGATATACAAATACTGTAGCAGAGAGAGTCTCTGAGTTGAATTATATTGTTAGTTTCAACCCGGAGACGATAGCACAAGGTCAGATTGTCGAAGATCAAGTATACCCATCAATTATAATCATCGGAGAGGCCAACGAAGAAGCTGGTGATTTAATCTGTGGGATTTATGATCGTATGTGCCTATCAGACTACACTGTTCATCGTATGGATAGAACTAGTGCGGAACTTACGAAGGTAGGATTGAACTGTTCTCTCACAGCTAAAATTTCTATGGCAAATACCATAGGTGATGTTGCTATTAGATTGGGTGGGGATCCTAGTAAAATACTAAGTGCAATTGGATCTGACGATAGAATAGGCAATAAGTATTTTAAACATGGGTATGGTTATGGTGGACCATGTTTTCCTAGAGACAACAGAGCATTCATTCGTTGTGCATCGGAAATGGGAATTACTGCTCATATGAATATCGCTTGTGATAAAACAAATGAAGATCACTTGACATATCAGTTAGATGATTTCTGTGCTAAACATGATGTAAAGCATCCGGTAACAATTACCGATGTCACGTTTAAGCCAGATTGCCCCATCATAGAGGAATCGCAGCAGTTAAGTTTCGCAGTTGGGCTTGCTAATCGTGGATATTCTGTTACAATCAGAGAGTGTGAAGAAGTAATAATTCAAGTTAAAGATATACACAAGGAAAAATTTAATTATGAAAATATTGAAGACATTTTTTTACTCAAAAAATGAAATTCCTCTGATATTATTGAACCTACTAGAGTCTTATGATTTCGTAGACAAATTTTTAGTTTATGAATTTGATCATACAATTAGCGGTATAAAAAAAGATTTTGTTGATCTATATGAACATTGGGATTTATTCGATCCATACATGGATAAATTTGATTATCATCGAATTAAACTTGATAAAAACCCTCACTTTCTTAAAGATGAATCTGGTGTTAGTAATGAGGTAATGAAAACTGTAAATGAGCCATTTATGCGTAATTACTTCACTAATATTTTATACTTGAATGACGATGATTTAATTTTTTCTGTTGATGCAGATGAAATTATATACTCCTCAGCGTATGAAAAAATTGAGAATGCGATAAATGAAAATGATTCTCCAGTGAAGCTGTATATGCACTTCTTTTGGAAAAAAATGAATCAATTGACTGATAAAAGATGGGGAAATCCATGTGCGTCTAAATTTAAGCACTTGAAGGATAAGTTACAAATGGTTAGTGCAGGAGAAACACGATACCCCCAATGGAGAGATGAGGGAGTAAATACTGACTTTTTCTCTGGATGTCATTTTTCAAACTGTTACTCAAATGAAGGTCAATTGGAATATAGAAAACAGGCAATTTTTTACAAACCAACCACA